ATATAAAGATATGACGTTTGACCAGCTTAGATTACAGTCTTCGCTTTTTTCGCTTGCCTCCGACGAGCAAGAAGCAAATCTTTTAATAAATGAAATAGACGGCGACTTTTCTGATTTAGAAATAAATACAAAATTATGGAATGAAAATAGAATTATACATTGCAATAGCCTAAAAAAAGTTGCAGAATATATACTATATGGCAGTAGCTTTTAATTAACCTTTAAACATAAAATAAATAAAAAATGAACCTAGCAGTATGGCACTCAAATAAGTCCCTCATTATGCAGGAGATGAGGGAGCAATTAAAAAAGAAATCAAAGCCCGGAGAGGCAACCCTCTCAAGGAAAGAGGCGAATAGAACATGGAGAGAAGAAATTCTTGGCATTCTATCGGAAGACCAAAAAAGAGAAGTAAAAGCAAAGCGGCAAGAAAAATCCAAAAAGGATAGATTTAGAGATCTTAACAGTACGGAAGATGAATAATAATTCCGTTGAATTAATAGGCTATTATGGATCCGATGAAGTAATAGCCTGTTCTGCCTGGACCAGCACTTCGAGAAATATAACAAGCGAAAAAAGAGACAGGATACCAAAGCTTATTAATGATCTATGGAGCAATGGTCATGAGACCCCCTTTGAAAAGGGCATAGTTCATTTTTTAGTTAATTGCGACATAGCTTCTCATGTTCATTTATTGAAGCATAGAATTTCTAGTATCAATGCAGAGTCTGCGAGATACAAAGAATTAAAAGAAGATAAATTTCATATTCCTGACGACTGGACAAATGATTGGAAGGAAAGACTGCAGTGGTATACAGAACTTGGCAATGTGTATTATCATGACTGTTTAAAAAAATTAGAACCCCTTTTGGGAAGGAAGAGAGCAAAAGAATCGGCTAGATTTTTTAAAACATATAATAGCCAGATTGAATGTGACATTATGTTTAATATGAGGTCTTTCGCAAATTTTCAAAAACTAAGAAATAGCCAGCATGCCCAAAAAGAAATTAGAGAGATCGCAGAGCAAATGCTTTTTTTAGTAGAAAACATTCAATACAGCCCATTTAAATATACACTAAACGCTATTTCTTCTTATAATAAATGAATAAGTCTATGCATAAAAACCCGAACATGTCTAATATAGATGAAAAGAAGATAGAAAAAGAGTGGCTTCAGATTAAAAAAGATGGTTACACGAGCGGTGCAGATATTTATATCAAAGAGACAGAATATAAAGGATTAGGAGTATTTGCAAATAGAGAAATAAAAGCTGGCGAAATCATTGAATATTGTCACGCTATTGTTTTAGACTGGAGACAAAAATATATACACGACGCCTCAATTAAGAAGTATGCATATTGGCACACCTGCAGTTGCTTAGACTGCAAAATGCACGGGGGCACAGGATTGATATTGCTTGGGTGCGGTTCAATATACAATTGTTCGGATTTGGAAGATTTAAAAAACGCAGATTTTTATCTATTTCCTGGTCTGAATTTAGGACTTTTCAAAGCAAATAAAAACATAAAAAAAGATCAAGAAATCTTAACTTGGTGGGGACAAGGATATTATGACTTTTGGTGCAAAAAGAAATGAACGAATCAACTGATAATTATAGCTACTTAACCGAAATAAGTGAAATTATAGACTCAATTTCTTTAATGAAGGACAAAACCCTTGATCATTTTTATGAAAATGAGCTTTTAGCTACTAAACTCATGTTAGATTTAAATGAATTAGAAGAAGAGGCTCAGCTCTTAATAAAAGAGTTTGACTTTTAAAAACAAAAGTGTATATAATCTAATATAGATTAGTCCCGATTAGGCAGGGATAATAAAAGTTATTCGTCCAGCGGGTTAAAAACCCGGTAGCCAATGAATGCTTTTACTAATCTGGCGAGACCGTGAAGTAGCCGACAGTCTTTTTAGACGCGGTTTAGCCAGAGGCGTCGCGGGTAAACGCCTCATTTACATTTTATGTTCTGCCAAAGGCAGAAATGCTATAGAGGCTTAACCATTGAGCCAGCGATGCAAATCAGTGGTAACGATCTTTGAAATTTGGGGGCGTACTGGTTTCGATTTGTTGCTGAAACTAAAAGCGCATGTAGAGGTTAATCGACGGCCTCTTTAAAATCGATTAAAAAACTAAATGCAGACGATGATATGTCTGATCTTTTAGCCGAAGCTGAATACATCCTCAACAATGCCGATGAGTTTCTCGGTAGCGTTGAAGAGGAGTCCTACGCTCTCGCCGCTTAAAAGCCTAACGGTAATCCTCTAAATCCGTTTTGAATTGCAGAGGTTCTTGCATGAGATGACTAGTGTGGTAAAATTCAGTCATAGGTGATATGCGGTCTTTATTCACGCATATAGGCAGACATAAAACTCGGTTAGTATAACCAAACAGCCTTTTGTCTTCGTTATCGTAACGATAGCTGAAATGTTAAAATACTCAAACATGTAACGACCTTTTAGCGTAAAAAATAAAGACAGGGGTTCGACTCCCCTCGCCTCCACTTTATATATAAATAATTTAATTATTAGAGATAATATAAATTATGAAAAAAATACATTTTGTTTCTGGCTTGCCTAGAACATGCTCTACTTTACTTTGTAATATATTGTCACAAAATCCAAACTTTCATGCTACCTCAACAAGTGGATTGTCTGAACTTGCATCTAGCCCCAGACGCATTATAGCAACAACACAAGAATTTAAATCAATGAATCCAAAAGATTCAGAAAAAATCCTTATTGACTGGGTTAGGGCTGGAATTTTAAATGCTTATAATTCTATAACAGATAGACCAACTGTTTTTGATAAAAGTCGCGGCTGGCTAGGGCATCTTGATCTACTTTTTCAAGCAATTCCTTCAGCTAAAGTAATTATTCCGGTAAGAGATTTAAGGGGGATACTTTCTTCTTTTGAAAAAAGAAGAAAAAAATACCCAGCATTTGCCTGGGACGAAGAAGAAAATATTATAAACTTTTCTACAATTGAAAAAAGAGTAAATAATTGGCTAAATTCTACAAGGTTAGGCTTACATCTTGAAAGATTACAAGAAGCATGCAAAGCGCATAAAGAAAAATTATTTTTTGTACACGCAGAGAGATTAACACTAGACCCTCTATCAGAAATAAAAAAGATATACGAGTTTATTGAAGAAGATTATTTTGAGCATGATTTTAAAAATGTAAAACAATACACGAAAGAGCATGATGCTCAATGGTGGCCTATAGGCGACCACACGATTAGACCAGAAGTAAAACCATTAAAACAAGAATGGAATGAGATTCTTGGGTTTGAATTAAGCAATTCTATTCATCAAAAACTAGGCTGGGTGAATCACCTTTAATAAAAAAAAGCGAATGGTATTAGATAATCTTATATTTATTCATCCGCCAAGATGCAGCGGAACATCTATAGAGACCAATTTTAATTGGCACAATGAAAATGAAAAACACCTAAAAGCAAGCGCAATAAGGACCAAGGTAGGGGAAGACAAATGGGCAAATAGCTTGAAATTTTCAATTGTTAGAAACCCATTTGATAGAGTTATCTCTATGTACCACGCTCCGTACTATAGACGTATTAAAAAAGGGTTTTTATTTGAAAGTCTAGAAAACTTTATTGCAGATATTCCAATTCCGCCAAACGAATATGGAATAGAGTGCTGCGACTATATTGATGAAAAAATAGATTTTATAATTAGATTTGAAAGCAGAGAAAAAGACATGTTAAAATTAAAAAATAGTTTCAATATTAATATTGACCCAACAATTTGGGTTAGAAGGCTAAATAGGGAAAAAGATTATAAAAAATATCATAGCTTTGAGTCTATAAAACTAGTGGAAGAAAAATTCTCAAAAGATATATTAAAATTTAATTATAAATATTAATCAATATATATTGACAGATTTTAAAACTAGGATTATAGTTCTCAACTAAAATGAAAAATAAAAAAACAGATTGCAAAAAAGTTTCAATTGAATTTGACGAAAGACACCTTTCAACTCTTATAACTGCTTTAGAGATCTATAGCCGCCTTCGTTCCGGTCAAATTAAATTCGCAATGGACGCGGCATTTTGGGATAAAGATTTAACATATAACGACACAGAGGTTATAGAGAGCTTTATAAGAACCCTTGTTTTCCGTAAAGATAAAACAATAACACAAAATCGCAATTCATATTACGGCATTGGTTGTCTCCAAATGAAGGATGGGACCGTTGCTTGGGAAATCAAAAAGACGATAGAACAATATCTACATTATCAAAGAAATAATGGAATGAGGCGCATATGTGACGTCTCTGGCGATGGACCATTGCAAATATCAGGAATACCTGCTCCAAAAATATTTGATCCGATTCAAGGATACTGGAAGCCTCAAAAAAAATTTAAAATTCCTCAAAGCAAACAGGAGTCTATACGGAAAGCAATAGAAGCCAAAAACCATGAATTGGCTTGGCGCATAGCACAAGCCTCCTTTAAGAAGAATCCCTTACCTAGCGGGTCAAGAAGTAAAATTCAAGAGGTATCTGGAACATACTATGTACTTGTAGAGGAGCCCTACGCTTTACATGATTGAAGAAATTACAAAATTAACTGATGAATGGTATCATCTAATAGGCAAAAGCCATCACAAAGATCGAGACTGTCATTGGTATATAGAAACCAAATGGAGCTATGGTTACGCTCCTATTTACATGGTTTACCACCACGGTTATCTTTTAAAAGATATAGAAATAGAATGTTCATCTTACGATGAGGCGTTAAAAATATTAAAAGACGTTTTGACTGAAAAAATAGAAGAAGAAAAGAAATTCATAGAAGAAAGAAACGATGAAGATGAGTGGTGAAATTAAAATTTTAGACAAAGAAAAGCCTATTTTATTTCTAGGGGATCATCATGGATCTTGGACTCAATTGTTTAGCATTATAGAATACAAGAAAATAAGTGATTGTTATCTTATTAGCGTGGGCGATTCAGGAATAGGATTTATCGATAAAACAAATCAAATAAAAACAATAAACTATTTGAATGATGAATTTAAAAATAAAAATATTATATTCATGTCTATTCGGGGTAACCACGATGACCCCTACTATTATAATGCAGAGAATAAAATAAGTTTGAGCAATTTTGAGTTAATCGAAGATTACTCGGTTTGCCAATACAATTCTAAACTTATTCAATTTATTGGTGGGGCTACATCTATTGACCGCACAGGAAGAAAAGAAGGAATATCTTATTGGAAAGATGAAAAATTAATATTTCATAAAAATAAATGTCAAAAAGTTGATATTCTTGTAACTCATACTGCGCCCTCTTGGTGCTTTCCACAAGCATTTAATGATATGGTGTATGGCTGGGCTAGAGAAGACGCTTATCTTCTAGAGGACCTAACTGATGAAAGAGCCGTAATGGATGAGATATTTAAAATATGCAAACCTAGACTTCATTTGTATGGACATTTTCACTCCAGTTGGACCGAAAAACAAGTTGATTGCACGCATAGACTTCTGGATATAAATGAAATATATCAATATATAGAATGATTAACAAAATTAAAATCACTAACTTAGCAGAAGCTGAAAGCTATAGTTTTAATAAAAATAATACGGAGTATGATATTTGGGTTTCTGCCGTTGGACAAGAAGACAGAAAACAAATTAACAGAATGCGTAAAAATTTTGACGAAAAGAAAGTAAAACACTTTCATCAGTTTTTCGCAGATTGGTCGGACGAAGATGGTATTCAATGGGGGCATCTAAAGGCAGATGCCCCTCAAAGCAGGCACATTCAAAATATTATTACATTCCTAAAGCCATTTACCGAAAATGATAAACCTCATAACCTAGGAGTTAATTGTTTCGCCGGCATGTCCAGATCAACCGCGATTGGAATAATTGCTCTGTTTATGTCTGGAAGAACAATAGAAAATTCACTTTCTGAAATCTTAAAAGCAAGACCAGTAGCATGGCCAAACCTTAGAATCCTAAGACTGGCTTCTGATATATTAAAAGAAGACCTCGAAACGCATGTCCGCAATTGGAAAAATAAAACTTTGGGAATTGGAAAAATTTGGACTCCAGAGGATGAAATCGAATGAAAATTGCGATACCTTTTAAAGAAAATAATTTCAATATTTCAGCAGGTAAATTTTGCGGATTAGATTGTCACTTAATAACTCCACAGATAAATGCTAAATGGAGTAAGGATAATTTATTTTTTAGATCTTTAATTACTGATAAAGAAGGTAATGTTTTGTCGTGCGGATTTCCTAAATTTTTTAATCATGGAGAGAAAGAGGATTGTTACCCAAATCCAGAAAAATTTAATGATTGGAAATGTGAAGACAAGATAGACGGCTCTTTGCTTATAGCGGATTACGTAAATGAGCAGTTCTCAATGAGAACCAGAGGCACGGTTTCTTATATAACTCAGGAAAACTCAAAAGATTTTGAACTTTTACCAGAAAAATACCCAAAGATTGTTGAATTTTTAAAAGAGAACCAGCACCTCAGTCTTTTATTTGAAATTGTAACTCCCAATAACGTTATAGTTGTGAGATCGAATCAAATTGAGTTTTATCTTATTGGAGCTATAAACAAAAATGAAATGCGTGTTGTTTCTTCTAAAGATTTAACCGATATATGGAGAAAAATAGGACCGATTTCAATACCACAATCTTATAAATTTTTAGATACAAATAGTATTTCTAAAATAGCAGAAACTATAAAATGCTGGAAAGGTAAAGAGGGAATAGTAGTTTCATATAATAATGGTCAAAATAGAATAAAATTAAAATCAGACTGGTATTTATTTTGTCATAGGGTAAAGTCGCAACTGAGTTCAAAAAACAACCTTATTGAATTTTATATAGAGAAAGAAATGCCTCAAAATGAAGAGTTTTATAAAATAATTGAAACTGAATTTGATTATGAGATAGCCGCTCAATTAAAAAAGGATATTGAAAATATTTGCAAAGCAGGAGAAAAAGCAAAAGCTCACATTAAAAAAATGTCCGAAATGATATTTGATATTCGAAAAGTTGAAAGCAGAAAATCACAAGCTGAAATGATAAAGAGAAATTATCTAGAAGACTCCGGATTCGCATTTTCTTTGTTGGATAATAAAGAGATAAATAAACTTCAATGGTTTAAATTAATAGAAAAAAAATATGAAAGCTAAAGAACTAATCGATGTTTTGCAAAAATTAGCCCCAGATACACTTATAATTGTTGACGGTTATGAGGGGGATTATAATGTACCGATGGGCGCCGAGCAGATATATGTAACTGGTCCCAATAAAACAGAATGGTATTACGGAGATTATAAAAAATGCTCAGAAAGTGATCCAAACGCAACCAAAGCATTACATTTAATAAGGTAATCATTTATGATAAAAACATTGTACTTATTTATATTAATTTTTTCAGTAACCTCATGTACTATAACTCCAAAAAATCCAGAAAAATGGATGGAAATGGAAAAAAACGCATGTCTGCCGACAGCAATTGCTTTTAAAGAAGGATTAGAAAAATATAACATATGGTCTGAGGTTGTGGCTTATCGCTGGGTAGATAAAAAAACAAATAAAATCAAAGGTCATGCTATCACAGCTTATATGTACCCAAAAGGTAAAAACCAACTTTGGACTTATGATTTTTGGGGAAGCTACAGAGTTAGAGCTTATAAAGATGATCCTCTTCAAATAGCAAGAGAAGCAGTAAAGGTTAGAAATGAAGAAAGAGATGTTTATTTTGCTCATTTTATTAGATAAAAATTGTTTTACTTTTATTAAAAATAAAATAACATAAAAAAATGAAAAAAGAACTAGAACTTGAATTGGTAAAAAAATATCCCTCCCTTCTAAGGGATTTTGGTGGAAACCCTATGCAAACCTGCATGGCTTGGGGGTTTGAACATGCTGATGGTTGGTATAAAATACTAGATCATCTTTTTAGTTATTTGTATTCTCTTATGAATACTGATCTTGTAATCAGCTATAAAAAGGATTATAGGGATGCGCATAAAGGCAATAAAGACTATTATGAAAAATATTATTCTTATCGCATTAAACCCCCACAAATCACTATTAGTCAAGTAAAAGAAAAATACGGAACCTTGACTGTGTATTACCACGCTAACTCCGAAGATTTTCAAGATTTATCAGAAGAAGTTAGGGAAATTCTTGATGAGGAAGACTATGATAAAAAGATTAAGAGGTTTTATAACAAAGTAGATTTCGCCATAAATTACGCCGAATATCAGTCTTCAATAACTTGTGAAGAAACAGGCAAAGATGGAAGGCTTTATACTAGGGGATGGCATAGAACGATGTGTGATGAAATTGCAATTAAAAATGGATACAATCCAGAAGATGCTTCAAAAGAAGGAATAAAATGGGAAGAACTTTAAGCAAAGATTTACAAACACTAGAAGAATGTGCTTTTTATGAAAGCGGTCTAAGCGCGAATGGTTGTTTAGAAAAATTAGATCCTTATGCTAGAGAAGCAATAGAGAGATACGGAAGATACCTATTAAAAGAGCGCGAAAAATTAGAATTAGAATATTTTAAAAAGTTAAAAAAATCAGCAAGGAGCCTATACGGAACGGTTTTGCATATTTGCGCGCTGGCAAAAGAAAATGCAATTATATTAATTGGACCAGAACTTTACAAGGAAGCTGCTAAAAATATAAAAGAATACGAGGAATTAGAATGGAAGAATTAAAAAAAATAATTTTAACTTTGTTGCTAATTATATCAATTCTTTTTCTTGCCTTTGTATTTAGACATCATATTGAAAAACAGGCGCCTCTTAAAATAGAGCAGTTGAACGAAATGGTTGAAAAAGAAATTATCGAAATTTATGGAAGAAACTAAGTATAAATTTATAGAAACAACCGGATGCACTGCGTTTGATTTTACGGTAAATGGTAAGTCTTTTTCTGAACTTTCAAAAAAAGAATACGATGAAATGTTAAACTATCTTTTTTTAAAAATCAAAGAAGGAATTTCAGAACAAACAATCTTATTAGAAAATATTGTGCAATTATTTCAATACGACGACTACGAATACGACCCTCATATTTGCGAACAGTGCGGAGATACAGTTAGCACAACGACATGGAATATTTAGTTGTTAATAATAATAGATTTGCACCTATATATCAGTGTATATATATACATGAGTGGCAGTTTTCCAGTAAAAGATACTCTATTGTATAAATTCTTCTCAGCCGAGAAAGAAGAAATCATGCGCCACAAATGGATAGAAAGCGAAAAAAATGGCAGCGACATAGGATACGACAAGGCTCTTTTAAATTGGATTATAAATCACGAATCTGGATGGAGAAATAATAACAAAGTATTTTTTTCTGGATTATTTTAATTTCTTGACTTAAACAAAAAATTCATAGACAATTTAAAGTCTATGAAACTTGCATCTATAGAGGTCATAAAAAACATCCGCAGCCACCCCAACGCAGACTCGCTTGAAATCGCTGAGGTTTTGGGTTGGCAAGTTGTAGTAAAAAAAGGACTTTATCAGGATGGAGATAAAGCTATATTTATTACTATTGATACTATCGTTCCTAAATGCCAATGGTCTGAATTCTTAGTCGATCAAAAAAATCCAGATAAGCCTATTAGAATTAAAAATATAAAACTTCGTGGAGAATATAGCTCTGGATTAGTTATTCCATTAAGCGAGTTTCCTTTGCAATTTACAGAGACTACTGTTGTCGGCGAAGATTTAACTACGCTGCTTGGTATTCAAAAATATATTAAAGAAATTCCAGTGAATCTATCTGGAGAAAACGAAGGAGATTTTCCGACTCATCTTGCTTCTAAAACAGACGAGGATAACGGCTTAAATGACCCGGATATGGTACAAAAAGTCTTAGAGCAAGATCCTTATATCACAATTACTCAAAAATTAGACGGCAGCAGCATAACTATCATTATAGAAAACGGAAAAATAAAACAGGTTTGCAGTAGAAACCTAGCTAAAAAAGACACCGAAAATTCAACATTTTGGCAATGTGCAAGGCGCCTAAAAATACCAACTGGATGGTCTGGAGTTATTCAAGGCGAAATGTGCGGAAATGGCATTCAGAAAAATCGCCTAAAACTTAATGACATAAAAATTTTTGTATTCCAAATTAAAGTGGGCAATTTTTATATGTCTTATGATGTAATGTATAATTTTTGCAAAAACGAACTTGAGTGCGATGCTGTTCCATTAATTGCAAAACTAGAAACCTCTGCTACAATAAAAATATGGGAAAATCCTTTACAGAAACTTCAAGAGCTTGCCGATAAGCAAAGATATGAAAGCGGAGAAATCGGCGAGGGAATTGTAGTTAGACCCTCTTCATATATTAAATCATACGGCTCTCGGCGACCAATGGGTTTTAAATTAATTAATAGAAATTATAAAGATTAAAATAGCACTTAATATTACTTATTTAAATAAAGTATGCTACAATTTTTCACGCCTATACCTGTAATTACCCCGCTAGGAGGTGGATATGCCATATATGTTACAAATGCGGGTACATTTGAAAACGATATTTGGACAGTTGCACTAGAGAGCGGTGGAAGTGTAATGCATTTTCGTTCCGACCAAATAAAAATATATAAAAATTCAACATTTGATATAACACATGAGAGCGGACTATAAAAATACAAAAAGAGGAGATAAAATAGTCTTTAAGAAAGCTGGAACATGGCATTACTTTAAAGACAGAATAGAGAATGCAAAGAAACTAGAAGAAGGTAAAACTTATACAGTAACAAATATTATTGTTGCTTCTTCTTCAACTGGCGTTACTCTAAAAGAAACTGGCGACCTAGTATACGAACTTTGCTGGTTTGATAAATTATGAAAGAATATACACCAGATAAATGGGTGGTTGTAAAGATTGAAGGTAAGAATGCCCCTTTGACTTACAAAGTATTCGGTTGCTGGTATGGTGGTTATCTTGGTTCTAATTCTTGGAAGCTGAATAGTGGAATTAAAGCAGTAACGGAAGGAAAAGATTCTTGGTTATTTGAAGGTTATTCTGGCTCTGTTTATAAATGTTATAAAGGAATATATGGTATGCATATGTATGGTAATGGTGTTCTAAATGACATTATCAACAAATCAGAAGAAGTAGATGTGAAAGTGGAAATCATGCCAGAAGATACAAATTGGCTTGACTTGTCCTACGAATAATAATAGTATTGAGGAAATGAGCAGAGAACCTAAAAAACTAAAGGGCGGAAAATACTTGGCAACTAAAGTTGCAAACCATCCAAATTTTTTGAAGCTTGGTGAACGAGGTTTAAAGAAACTAGTTAAAAAAATTCAGAAAGAGAAATGACAGAAGAAATATGGAGTTATGACACTTACAGATGTGGAAAATGCTATTACGAAGGATGTGAACCTTGCCCAGATCATCTTCCAAATAACGAAAAAACAGTTACTATGAAACTTACTCATTATGAAGACATTGTTTCAAATTTAGATAAAGCAAGAAGAGAGGCAGATTTTTACAAAGCACAATACGAATCTCTTAGAGAAGAATTAAAATATGAACAACAGACAACTTAAATTCCGAGTATGGGACACTTTGGCAAAGCAATTTATTTACCCCGATAGAGGTTATCAGGGTCACTTCATTCTTACTTTGAATGGAAAATTTCATAATCTCCAGAATGGTTCTGGTGGTGATGAATATGTTGTTCAGCAATTTACTGGAGAATATGATAAGAACAAAAAAGAGATTTACGAAGGCGATATTATTAGGTCGTATTCAGCGGAATTCATAAATGAAAACTATGAAGGAGAAGTAGTTTTTGTAGATGCTACTTTTGATGTAAAAATTGATGACAAAACATATGCTGGTTTGTGGAGTGGGGATGATATTGAAGTAATTGGAAATATGTTTGAAATGTCAGAGCGTTTAAACAATGAGCGAGAATAACTTAGAATACGAAAATATCTGCCTACAGAGAGAAAACCACAAGTTGCAAGAAAAACTTTGGAGAACCGAACTAAAACATAATGAAAGCCTAAAGGACTTAGAACTTAAAAACGAAGAACTTCGTTATATTATTAAAGCACTAACTAAAGGAAAGCTTCCTTGTAATCCAGATCATAATGGAGAGTGTTTGGTTTGTGACAATTGGCTGAGTGACTGCCCGTTAATTAAAAATGAAAAAGAATAAATTTAAATTTGAGGTTAGTTTTAATCTTAACACAATTGACGATGAAAAGCTTGACAAGCTCAGTATCAAAACTTTCGAGTGCGATCTATTTGACTTTGTATACAACTATGCTGGCGAGCAAGGATGCTTCTATACATATACCAAAGAATCTGACGGAGAGGTATATCCAACAAATATTAGAGTCAAACGAATAAAAATATGAGCATGTTCTGGATAATATTTTCGGTTATATTTGGCGTCAGCTTTCTTGCTTTCATATTCTTCTGGATGGTTTTAATCGGCGTATCAAAAGCCGCAGAAGAAGCACACAAAGACGGCTGGGATAATCCACTTGAGTAACGAAATGAAACTTTATATTTGCCCAATTTTATTTTTTATTTTTTTAACAAACGCGTTTTCAAAAAACTTTGAACCATCTAAGTTAAATTACCGTTTTGGGTATAGATTTTTAATAATGATCATCTTATAAAAAAATAATAATATGAAGCTTTTAAGAACAGCTACATTAGCAAAAGCATGGACGCATATTATTGGTGTTCCTGTTGCTATTGTTACATTTATTGTTGCTGTTTATAGTTCATGGGAAACAATTTCTTCAGCTTCTAAAACATTTCAACTATCAAGAGTTTCAGCTTTAAGCGAATCAAGAAAGTTATTTGGAGACTATGAAGGTGTTGGAAAGAGAGCTATTAAATTTAATGAAGATGTAAAAAACAAAACAATTCCACCAATATCAGATCTTTTAAAAAAATATAAAACAGGAGAGCAAATGTATCATTCCGATGAATTAAAAGATTTTAGAGCAGTTAAAGATTATTTTGAGCAAATTGGTGCTTTTGTGAAATTGGGT